TAGGGAAGTGCAGGCAAAAAGAAAACCCAGAAACCGTTGCGGTTTCTGGGTTTTTGATATTCTTGAAAGAGAACAGATTATCTTTTGGAGAACTGGGGTGCGCGGCGAGCAGCTTTCAAGCCGTACTACTTACAGTTAAACATAAAAAGTTCCCTAATACCAACGGAAATTCCGTTTTGATTTCAAAATGAACCTCAAACTGAACCTCAAACTGGGTTGCCTTCAAAAGCCATATTCACTTTGGAAATGAGATCCTTTGGACGGTTGTAGGTTAGGTGCGCATAGATGTCCAAGGTGATCTTTGCGTGTTCGTGTCCGGCAAGCGCCTGGACGGTCTTTACATCTACGCCTGCCAGGAGCAGGTTTGTGATGTAGGTGTGGCGGAGTTGGTGCGGCGTCACATGGAAATCAATGCTGTAAATAACATTGCCGTTGTGTGCTGCAGCTTCGCCAAGCACCGGCTTTACAACATGGGCGGTTTTCACGCCGTCCTTGTATCGGTAGTAGGTTCGCTCTTCGGCGGTCCGTGTACTGATATACTTCCATAGGCGCTGCCACTGCGTTCCGGACAAAGGCTCACCATCCCGGTTTGCTATGACATAATCGGAAGCGGTCTTTTCCTTGACCTCACGAAGATGATCTACCAGCTGTGGCGGTATTGGGATCGTGCGCCGGGAAGCTTTGGTTTTCAGATCGTGCGTAACCACCGGGCGGTTGTTCTCGATGTGCCATGCCCGATCAACGACAATGTGCGGTGCTGCATCATCGAGGAACACGCAATCCCATTGCAGGCCCAGAGCTTCCTCCCGGCGCAGACCGGCATACAGGCAGACCATGACAAAGGTGTACGGCGGTAAACCTCGAATGGCATCGAGCAGAGTTTTGACCTGCGCCGTTGTCAGCGCTTTCTTTTCTTTTGCAGCTGTTCCACCTTTGGGGTTAAGATCTTCGCAAGGCGTGCTATCTATGACATTGCTTTTGTATGCCGAATAGAAAATACTCTTGAAAAGCATTTGGACACTGCGATAGATCGAAGCTGATTTGGTGGCGGCTTTTGTGATCGCCATATTAACATCGTCCGGCGTGATGTCTGCAATGTACTTGTCGCCAAGCGGTTCGATGATATAGTTTTTTACCTTCGAGGTGTAGTCGGCAAGTGTTGTGCTGCGAATGTGTGCAGCCTGCATGACGAGCCATTTTTCGGCATACTCTTTCACAGTGGGGTTTTCACGGCGGTAAACAGCTTCCTCGATCTGCCGTTCTGCCTCCCGGATCTTCATAGTCAGCTCGTCTGGATCCTTGGCATAGATGGCTACATATTTGCCGTCGCTGTCCTTGATCCGCTTGCGGTATTGATTCCGGCTCGGTACCCATTCGTATGTTGGCTTCTTTGGGCGGGCCATATTAGCGCCTCCTTTTCTGCTTGCGCCTCCGGCCCTGTTATGCTATAATAGCAGGGCAAAGCGCCGGTCTGTTAGAGGGTTGGTTTTTGCAATAGCCGTCCAGGGTGTTGGTAGCGCCTTGGGCGGCTCCTTCTATCTTAGGATATCTAATTACGAGATTATCTTAGTTACAGTTACAGATTAGGATTAGAATAGATTAGAATAGAATAGATTAGACTAGACTAGAAAGAGGTATCCATACCGTATCGATACCATATCCATACCCTATTCTACGGGAAGGTAAATCCAGCTGATCCGTAATACTCTTTTATGTCAGCAGGCGTACACTCTTTTTCTACTCTCCCATCTGTGGTTGTGTCGACAAGGCTGCCGGTCAGACCGTCAGCTGAATCCCAAACCAGCAGATAAGACTTTGTCGTTCCGTTTTGGACAAACCCTACATGGATATTCTCGATTTCCAAGGTGTTTTCCTCTGCAAACTGCAAAACATCGTCCACAAAGACTGTGAGGTAGTCATAAAAGGTCGATTTTACAATATAACAATCAAGACTGAAGGAGGCTTCTAAAAATCCGTCCTTCTCCTGCAGGAATACATGGCAATCTCCGTACTTGCTCATTTTGCTTTCCAGTTGGTGCATGGTGGTGGAAATTACCTCGTACGGAACGAGTGAAGTGCTTGCGGTTGAAGCGTCCGGCTCTGCGGAGGTGCTGCATCCGCAAAGAATAAGTGGAATTAACAGCAAAAATAAAATGCGTTTCAAGATAGCTACCCCCACAACTGACAGCGGCCTACCAAGCTGCCCCATATACATTATAGCGCATGTCGATGTCAGTCGAATGTTATTTTATTTCAATTTCACCAAAATTATAGGAAACTATGCTATAATGGGCTTGCCGGCAGTACCCACGAAAGGAGTAAGGATCTATGAAACAAGATCAGCCAAAGCCCAGTTTGAAGGAGATCTTGGCAGCAGAATTGTTTGCCAAGCTGTCGGATCATGCCCAGGATGTGATTATTGAGCAGATAAAAGACCTTTTATCGAAGCAATGATAAAGGCCTGCTGTTCGTCGTTCAGCATATCAAAGAGTGCAATATACTCTGCTTTACGCCCATCGCTGTTCGCAGCGGTGGGCGTTACGCTTCTCTCCATAGGAACATCGTAACCCATCAGCCAAGCTTCAGAAACATTCAGCGCCAAGCCCAGGATGGTAAGCTTTTCCTGGCCGGGCTCTGTCTTACCGGAAACATACTGGCTCAGCGTGTTCTTTCCCAAATTCACGCCATAGCGCTGACAGAAAGGCTGTGCAGCACGAACGATGTCTGCCTGGCGCAGCTGGCGGCTATCCATAATTTGTTGCAGGCGTTGGCTTGTTGTATAAGGCTTCATAGCATTGCCCTCCCTCTTGTTATGACACAAGTATACACCATCTTGAAGAAAAGTTCAACCGCAAAAATAAAAAAGTTCGTAAATTTTGAACTTTGCCTATTGCAATTTTGAATTTAGTGTGTTATATTGCATACAGGTTCATCGCCTATGAACTTTTGAGAAAGGAGGGAAACCGCATGGCGTATGACTACAGTAAGCTGAGTGGCAAGATCCGTGAGGTGTTTGGTACCAACGGTGAATTTGCTAAGGCTATGGGGCTGTCCGAACGCACCGTTTCTTTGAAAATGACCTGTAAGGTTGGTTGGAAGCAGGTGGAAATGGAAAAGGCTCTCAAGCTTCTCGGCATCCCCTGCGAGGAAGTAGGCATTTATTTTTTTAAGCAAAAGGTTCATACCTAATGAACTCGCGCACGAAAGGAGCAATCAGCATGGGCACATTACTGACACGCAAGGAAGCGGCAGAACGGCTCGGCATATCGGTTGATACACTCGATGCCGAAAGAGCCAGCGGCCACTTGGCTTACATACAACGGAAGCCGGGCGGCAAGGTTTGGATCGCCGAGGAAGCGATCATTGATTATTTGTCCAGGGCGACGCACAATGTACGGCCTGCGGTCAGAATGACCAAGGACACCTACAGACGGCGTCGAGCCTAATACATTCGCTACGGCGAGGAAAGGAGATGGAACAATGGCATATTACAGGCGCTGCCCCTACTGTGGAGCGCATAACGATCCCGGTGAGATCTGTGATTGCCAGCAAAACGAAAAAAAGGAGGCCACTCCCACGGCATTGGGAATGACCTCAGGCAAAACACCCAGTCCATATTATCAAGGGGCACTCAAAATGTCAATCACTGAAAGGAGAGATGCCCTTTGGCGGACAGTGATCTAAGAGATCTCCGGGTGCGTAAGCAGCTACCGGTCAAGGATATGGTCGAGGTTGTCCGTGAACTGTACCCCAAATTTGATAAGACAGTACAGAGTAAATGCGAGAACGGAGACGCGTACGGTATTTTACTCCGTCCGGATGCTATGGATGCGTTGTACAGGCGCTTTGCTCCAGATATTTTGGAGGGGCGCAGGTTGGCCCGCAGAGAGCGACACAGATTAACCTGTCGTATATCTGCTCGGCTCAAAAACGCCGACTATGCGGCGTTGCAACAGCACCTAAAGGCAGACGGGTACGCCACAATGCAGGATCTTCTTACAGACCTTGTGCGGCGCTACTTGAAGGAAAAGGAGGATGCCCAGTGAATATCCCTGATCACCCTGTTATCCGGAATATGGAGACGACCGGAACACCGGATGGCAAAGCCGAGAAGTATCCTCGGTGTCCTGCCTGTGGTGAAGAATGTGAAACCGTGTACCGGGATCGCTTTGGCGCATACATCGGATGTGATGTGTGCGTAGAAGCAAAGGAAGCTTGGGAAGTAGATGTGTGCTTCCCGGAAAGTGAGGATGAATGAAAGGCATTGTAATTACCACAGAGAATGAGATCTCCGTGCAGGATTTTGGAGAACCCTTGTACAAGACGGTCGGAGCAGCTGTTGGCGGGGGCATTGAAATAGTGCATCCCAAGCTGCTGGAGCACCCCTACTGTATGATCGTTGATGATGAAGGTCTGCTGAAAAATTACCCCCTGAATATGGTTGGCAGTTTCCTTTACGGAACACTTGAACACGGCTGTCCTATTGTGGGAACGATCGTGTTTATGAAAGAAGGATTCTACAACGGAGAGCCGGATATTGTGGGCTTGACCGATGAAGAGATCGAATATCTGAGCACCAAGTTAACTAAAATTTTCAATTTGAGAGGAGATACCAACAATGATCGTTAAACCTGAAAAGCTGACTTTCTCCGATAAGAAGGTCCGTATCCTGATCGCCGGTTTCCCCGGCATTGGCAAAACTACCCTGGCGCTGTCCTCGCCCAAGCCGCTGTATATCGACGTGGACTTGTCTGCTGAGCGTATCAATCGTGAAGTACTGAACCTTGCGGAAGGTATCGCACAGCCCCGGGACTACAACGAACTGCGCCAGGATCTTGGCATTGGTTGTAGTGAAATGGAACTGCAGATGGTGAGAAACAATCTTGCAGACTACCAGACCATCGTGGTTGACACCGGTGGTAAGCTGCTTGCCATCATGGGCCAGTACGGTATGCGGATCGATCCCAAGTACGGCCGAAAAGATGGAAGCCTGTCCTTGCAGGGATATGGTTGGCTCGGCAAGGAGTTCCAGCGCTTCCTTGATCACATCATCTATCAGTTGGACAAGCACATCGTTATCGTGTTCCACACCGTAGAGGAAAAGGACGGCGACGATACGAAGCTACGCATCAAAGCGGAAGGATCCTCCAAGAACTCCGTGTGGGAGGTTATGGACCTTGGTGGCTTCGTGGAAATGCGGGGCAACCAGCGCACGATCGGCTTCTCCAACTGTGAGCGCTACTTCGCAAAGGGCACCCGTGGCATTCACGGTGTTTTCCCCATTCCGGAGCTGACGCCCGGCACACCCAATGACTTCTTGACGAAATTGTTTGAGAAGTACAACGCAGTATCTGCCCAGGAGATGGAAAAGGCTGCAGAGGATAAGGCTGCCTACGATGCCGCAATGACCGAGGGCTACCAGATCATTGCAACTGTGGTTGACGGAGAAACCGCCACGGCGGCACTGCCGAAGATCAAAGCGATCAATCACGCACTGACCTCGGAAAAGGAACTCGGTGTGGCGTTTAATAAGCAGATCAAGGAGCTTGACCTGATGTGGGATAAGGTGCTGAAACAGTACACACCGAAGCCCAAGGAGGAAAAGTGAGGTGAGTTAAATGGCTCGTTATCTCATTACGCATTCACTCCTTTCTTCCTGGCAGTACTGCTTGAAAGAAAACCCCTATGAGGACGCAACCACAGAAGCGGATCCTATCGGAGATTTTTTGAAAGTCCTACGCCGGGAGCCTACGGAAACCACAGAAGCTATGGCCAAAGGAATTGAGTTTGAGAACTTGGTTGACGATATTGTGAACGGTGATGGCGACAGAGAGCATAACTGGTACGCCGCTGCGGAACAAATCGCCAATCGAGTTAGAGGCGGCGTTCCTCAGGTCAAGATCAACAAAGAGATTTCCACCAAAGGGTACGACTTTGTTCTTCACGGTCGGCTGGACTGGCTGAAAGCCGGCGAGATCATAGATGTCAAGTACACCGGCAAGTATGAAAGCGGAAAGTTCTTCACCAGCACTCAGCACCCTATGTACTTTGAGTTGGTACCGGAAGCCGACAGGTTTACATACCTTGCCAGCAACGGCTGCAATGTATGGCCTGAAACATACCGCAAGGATGAAACACAGGATATCCGCTTGGTTATCGCGAATTTCATCGACTGGCTAACCGCTGCCGGGTACATCGAGATCTATAAGGAACACTGGGTGGCACGATGAAAGGACCAATGCGGGGGCGGTTGGTCGATATGGCGATTGGCCTTAACAAGAAATATCGCATCACCGTTGAGGTGGAACGGGATTTCCGCGAGGACTTTGATCGGCTGAAGGACGAAGATCTTGACATCGAGATCAAAAAGC